ACAACCGTTTACTAATGCAAGTGGTGCAACACACCCTGTATTAGCAGAAGCAGTTACACAATTTCAAGCGCAAGCATACAAAGAATTACTTCCAGCAACTGGTCCAGTGCATACTCAAATTATGGGCGTGCCTACTAGACAAAAAGAAGACCAGGCTAAAAGAGTAAAAAATTTCATGAACTATCAACTCATGAATAAGATGAAAGAGTATGAACCCGAGTTCGACCAATTACTTTTTTATCTCCCTCTTAGCGGCTCTGCATTCAAGAAAGTTTATTACGATGAACTGCTTGACAGAGCCGTGTCTAAATTTGTTCCAGCAGATGATCTGATAGTTCCATACACTGCAACTTCTTTAGAAGATGCAGAATCAATTGTTCACGTTTTAAAAATATCTGAAAATGATTTAAGAAAAAAACAAGTATCTGGTTTTTATAGAGATATAGAAATTACACCAGGATACTCACAAGAAACAGAAGTAGAAAAGAAAGAAAGAGAACTTGAAGGCGTTAAAAAAACTAGAGATGAACAAATGTTTACAATTCTAGAGTTTCATACAAACATAGATCTAGAGGGTTTTGAAGATAAAGATGCAGAACAAAATCCAACAGGGATAAAACTTCCATACATTGTAACTATTGATACAGGTTCAAGAGAAGTTTTATCTATAAGAAGAAATTATAAAGCTGAAGATCCGTTAAAAAATAAAATAGAATATTTTACACATTTTAAATTTTTACCGGGATTAGGTTTTTATGGTTTTGGCTTAATCCACATGATTGGTGGATTATCAAGAACTGCAACGAATGCACTTAGACAATTGTTAGATGCTGGTACGTTTTCAAATATGCCAGCAGGATTTAAACAAAGAGGTATTCGTGTCAGAGATGAAGCACAATCGATACAACCTGGAGAGTTTAGAGATGTAGATGCACCCGGCGGAAATATTAGAGATGCATTTATGCCTTTACCTTTCAAAGAACCATCGGCAACATTATTACAATTAATGGGCATAGTGGTTCAAGCAGGTCAACGATTTGCCGCCATAGCTGACATGCAGGTCGGTGACGGCAACCAACAGGCCGCTGTTGGAACGACCATTGCCCTCTTAGAGCGAGGCTCCAGGGTCATGTCAGCCATACATAAAAGATTGTATGTGGCGTTAAAAAAAGAATTCACATTACTAGCAGATGTATTTAAAACTTATCTACCACCAGAATATCCTTATGATGTTGTAGGCGGACAAAGAAATATTAAAGTTGCAGACTTTGATGATAAGGTTGATATATTACCTGTGGCTGATCCAAATATATTTTCACAATCACAAAGAATAAGTTTAGCTCAAACAGAACTACAACTTGCAATGTCAAATCCTGGAATGCATAATTTATATGAAGCGTATCGAGATATGTACGAAGCAATCGGTGTAAAAAATATTGATCAGATATTACCACCACCTGCACAACCTATGCCAATGGATCCTGCTGCAGAAAATATCATGGCTATGTCAGGAAAACCTTTTCAAGCATTCAAAGGACAAGATCATAGAGCACATATAACTTCACATTTAAATTTTATGGCAACTAATATGGTTAAAAATAATCCTATGATTATGGGTGCACTACAAAAAAATATTTTTGAACACATTTCTTTAATGGCACAAGAGCAATTAGAAGTAGAATTTAGAGAAGAGATACAACAATTAATGCAATTACAACAAATGGCACAAATGAATCCACAAATGGGACAAAGCCCAGAGATTCAACAGCAAATTATGCAATTAAGTATGGCCATTGAAGCAAGAAAAGCTAAATTAATTTCTGATATGACTCAAGAATTCAAGGAAGAAGAGGCTAAAATCATGGGTGATTTTGGAAATGACCCTATCGCTAAGTTAAAAGCAAGAGAATTAGACCTTAGAGCCATGGATAATGAGCAAAAACGTATGCAAGCAGACGCAAGATTAAATCTAGATAAGTCAAGAGCGATGATGAATCAAGATTTACAAGAAGAAAAGCTTGATCAGAACGAAGAATTGGCTAAACTAAGAGCTAATACGTCGATTGAGAAAACTATTTTGGGTAAAACTCTTCCGAGTTCGGATAAAATGCCTGGAAATGTTGCAATCATTCGAAAAACTGGAGAATAAATATGAAAAAAACTAAAAAATCAAGTCACGCAGGCATGACTCATGTAGATCACGACATGTTTACAAACAAAGATGGCTTTAAAAACGGTGGGGTTGAGGTTGAAGTGTCAAAACCAACAGAAACTCAGTCTGTTCAAGTAAAAGGCCAAAGAGCGATGCTTGCAGAGAAAAAAAGTAAAGCTGACTGGTATTAATCATGTGGTTATCGGCAATTAAATTAGCCGTCTCTGCAGGAAGTAAAATTTATGCCAACAAGCAGAGAACGAAAATGGCAATGTCTGATGCACAATTAATGCATGCAGAAAAAATGGCCCGTGGTGAGGAACAATACCAGGGTAAATTGCTAGAAGCTAGACAATCAGACTGGAAAGACGAGGCAGTTTTGATAATTCTCAGTTTGCCCGTAGCTATTTTGGCCTGGGCAGTCGTATCAGACGATCCGACAGCGATGGACAAGGTTAAACTCTTTTTCGAGATGTTCTCGCAGCTTCCGTCATGGTTCACAAACCTTTGGATCCTTGTGGTGGCGAGCATATATGGTATAAAGGGAACGCAGATATTTAGAAACGGAGGTAAAAAATAATGGCAAAAAGAAAAATAAAAAAACTTCTTAAAGGTTTAGGTATGGGTGCCGCGCTTTTGGGTGCAGGTAGAGCATTAATGAATAGAAGAGATAAAGCAAATCAAATGAAAGAATTTTTAGCAACTGAAGGTGGTGATATATCAGACTTAAACATAGTTGATGAGTTTGGTGTTAAACCAAGAATGACACCAAGAATGAAACCAAGAAGCATGAATCCTGCTATGTTTTTAAGCGGTGTTGGAATGGATCCTGTATTTGGTGATCTTCCAGCTGGTGCTAAAAAAGGTGGTAGGATTATGAAAACTAAAAAAGGCGGTAAAGCTGTAAGAGGCTTTGCTAAAAAGAAAAAACAAGCAAACAAAATGAGGAAGAAATAATGCCTGGAACAATGATGATGAAAAGACCTATGATGAAAAAAGGTGGCAAAGCTTTAAAAAAAGTTAAGCCAAGTCAAAAAGGTTTAAAAAAATTACCCAGAAAAGTTAGAAACAAAATGGGTTATATGAAAAACGGCGGAAGAGCGAAGTAATGGCCGGAAAAGGTTTGTACGCAAACATCCACGCTAAAAGAAAGCGTGGAGGTAAGATGCGAAAGAAGGGTGCGAAAGGTGCACCCAAAGCATCTGATTTTGCAAGAGCAAAACAAACAGCGAGAAAAAGATAATGACTAAACTTTGCCCTAGAGGAAAATCAGCCGCGAAGCGAAAATTCAAAGTGTATCCGTCAGCATATGCTAACGCCTATGCTTCTAAAATTTGCGCAGGTAAAATCAAAGATCCCTCTGGTGTAAAGAGAAAAGATTTCAAAGGACCTAAACCTGCAGGAAAAAAAGATGGCGGTAGAATAGGTTTTAAACGTGGTGGTATCGCTAAAGGTTGTGGTAAAGTCATGTCCAATAGAAGGAAAGTAACAAAGGTCTACTAATGGCTGGGTTAAAGGAGTGGTTCAAACAAGATTGGGTAGATATTGGTGCCAAGAAAAAAGGCGGAGGTTTTAAAAAATGTGGAAGAAAATCTGCAAGTGGTTCAAAACGAAAGTATCCAAAGTGCGTCCCTGCTGCAAAAGCGGCAAGGATGACAGAATCCCAGAGGCGGAGTGCCGTTGCAAGGAAAAGAAGTAAAGCACAAGGTGTTGGTGGTAAACCAACTAATGTTCCAACATTTGCTAAAAGAAAAAAAATGGGCATGGGAGGTTTAGTTTGAGAAAACAAGATAACATGCCCGCTAGAAATAAAAAGAATTTTCGTTCGACAAAGTCGGGCGCAGGTATGACACGAGCCGGTGTCAAAGCTTATAGAAGAATGAATCCCGGCTCTAAACTAAAAACAGCGGTCACTGGCAAAGTCAAACCAGGATCTAAAGCTGCTAAACGACGTAAATCATATTGTGCTAGAAGTGCAGGACAAATG